CCTCCGTGGACGTATCTACCATTTACCCCTATGTGAAGTGCTTCGAAACCCGTGAGGAGAACGGCAAGCTGTTTAAGTGCTACCTGGTCTATAAGCAAACGCACCTCATGGACAGCAAGGAAATGACGCGGCTGATTGACGGTGCCATCGAGGTGGCCAAGGAGCTGGGCATTGAAACCGATACCCCGGAGCAGTTGGCTCGGTACAAGGAGGTCTGGAACAAGGAATGAGAAAAGTTTACTGCGACTACTGCGGCCGGCAGGCCGAGTATGTGGACAGCAAGGTCATCTACGGCAAGAGCTACGGCATGATGTACCTCTGCCGCAACTGCATGGCCTATGTCGGCGTCCACAAGGGCACCGACAAACCCCTGGGGCGGCTGGCGAATGCGGAGCTCCGCTACTGGAAGAAGCGGGCTCACGCCGTCTTTGACCCCCTGTGGCAGCGGGGCCCCTTCCGCGGCCACCGCAACGCGGCCTATGGCTGGCTGGCCCAGAAGATGGGGCTGCCCGTGGAGCAGACCCATATCGGGATGTTTGACGTGGCGCAGTGTCGCAAGGCCATCCATATCATCGAGAACGAAACGAGAGGAGGAAGTTCACATGGATGAAAAGAGAAGCCCCGAGGAACTGCTGGCGCAGCTGTGCTTGGAGCCCGGCTTCGTGCTGGTGCCGCAGGACCGCTTTGAGGAACTGGTGCGGGCCGAGGCGGAGCGCGACGTCCTGGAAGTCGTAATCCTGGGCGACAAGAACTACAACGTCGATGTCGTCATGGCCGCTATCAAGAAAGCACGGAACAAGGTGCTCCTGGGCAAGCCGGAGGTGGAGGGTGATGCTCAATAAAATCATCATCATGGGCCGGCTGACCCGTGACCCGGAGCTCCGCCATACGCAGAGCGGCACGGCCGTCGCCTCTTTCTCCCTGGCGGTGGACCGGGACTTCAAGGACAAGACCACCGGCGAGAAGTCCACGGACTTCATCGACGTGGTGGCCTGGCGCAATTCTGCGGAGTTCGTGTCCCGGTACTTCACCAAGGGCCGCATGGCCGTGGTGGAGGGGCGGCTGCAGATCCGCCCCTGGCAGGACCGGGACGGGAACAAGCGCCGCTCGGCCGAGGTCGTCGCCGACAACGTGTACTTCGGGGACTCCAAGAGGGACGGGGACGGAGGCGGGGGCTACCAAGGCGGCTACCCGCAGGACGCCTACGGCGGGTATGCGCCTCCACCGTCCGGGCGGTCTGGCCCACCGGCCGGGGGCTATCCGCCCTCCAACTACGGCGGCGGAGACTTCGCGGAGCTGGGCGATGACGATGACGGGGAGCTCCCGTTCTGACCTGTGCGGGCCGTCCCTTCGGGCGGCGGCCCGCCACCAAAAGGAGGTGACGCAAGTGTGGCAAAGGGACGCCTTATCAGCACAAATTTCTGGATGGACGGCAAGGTGGAAGATGATTTCACGCCGGAGGACAAGTACGCATACCTCTGGTGCCTGACCAATCCTCACACCAACCTCTGCGGCTGTTACGAGGTCAGCATCAAGCAGATTGCCCATGAGCTGGGGTACAACACCGACACCGTGGAGCGACTCTTGAAGCGGCTGGATGGGGCGCACAATGTCATCCGATACAGCGCCCCCACGAAGGAGCTCCTGGTGCTCAACTGGTATCGCTACAACTGGAACGCCTCGGAAAAGCTGGATAAGCCCCTGCTGGCTGAGATTCGGACGGTGAAGTGTGACAGCTTCCGGGAGTATCTGGCCGACCGCTACAACGAGCGGGACAGCGTGAGCGTTCCCTATGAACACTGGACCGACCAGCCGCCGGCGGGCAGCGAGCCGCCTCCCCCACCCAGGAAAGGCAGCGACGGCGCCGAGGCTACCCCGGAAAGGCAGGTGCGCCACAAGCGCGGCCAGTACGGATGGGTGCGCCTTACCGACGAGGAGATGGACCGCCTCACCCGCGACCTGGGGCCGGACGAGCTGGCCCGCTGCATTACCTATGTCGACGAGGCCGCCCAGACCACCGGCAATAAGAACAAGTGGAAGGACTGGAATCTCGTCATTCGGAAATGCAGCAAGGGGCGCTGGGGACTTGAACGGACGTCGGCCCCAGTGGGCGGCACGAGGAAAAGCGCATCCCAGGGTGCTGCGGAGGATCTGCGGGAGCTCCACGAGCTGTTCGGTGAGGGGTGATGTTGTGACCAAGAAGGAAATGACGGAGATTTTCAGTGTCATGCTCCTTGCGTGGCCCAACGCTGAAATGTTCAAGGGTGGCGTCGCCAAACTGGGGCCGACCATCGAGCTCTGGACAGACTGCCTCTCCGACGTGGACTTCTGGCTGGGCCAGCAGGCTGTTATCCGGCTGTGCCGCGAGTGCAAATTTCCTCCCTCTATTGCGGAGTTTAAGGAAAAAGCAGACAACGTCCAGCAGGAAATCAGGTCACGCATTGACCTGGAGTGGAACGAGATCAAGTTCTCCCGCTTGCTGGATAAGTCGCCGCAGGAATGGTATCAGAGGCTACCCACCAATAGCGACGTTAAGGCCGTGATTGACGCCCTGGGCGGTATGGAGAAGTTCGCCACCAAGGGAGAAGGAAGCTGGAACTACTACGAGTTCCGGGATATGTACGAAAAGCTGATGCGAAAAGAAGTGCCCGGGGCGGTGGCGCGGCTGACCTCCGGGAAAAAGAAGGAGTTGAGTCCATGAGAACGAGAAAAAGCTACCGCCGCCGGGCTTGGGCGCAGCGCATCGCACTGGTGCTGCTCCTGGCGGTCGTTGCAACGCTGATAATCGCCCGTATAGAGGCGGAGCCGGTGGCGGGCGAGGTATCTACCACCCCGGAGGCAACGCCCCAGGAAACGGCTGTATTGCGGCCGGAGCCTACCTATATCGTAGAGGCAATTCCGACCCCGGAGCCGACACCGACGGTGGTGGCCCGATATGCGGATGTCTCCATGACCGAGGCGGAGCGCGCCGAGCTGGCGGCGATCATCTACCTGGAGGCTCGCGGAGAGCCGGCCGAGGGGCAACAGGCAGTGGCCGAGGTCATCCTGAACAGGGTGATTTCCCCGGACTTTCCGGACAGCGTAAACGAGGTGCTGCACCAGGGAGAGGGAAAGGCGGTGCCGCAGTTCTCCACCATCGGCCTCTTGCCGAAAGCGGAGCCAACCCAAGCCCAGTATGACGCTATCGACGCAGCCCTGTACGGCCCCTCCATCCTGCCGGCCGATGTGGTGTTCTTCTCCCAGAGCGGAGAAAACGACCGCGTGTGGGGCAAGATCGGCGGCCATGTGTTCTGTTACGCCTATGCCTGGGAGTGACTTTATGAGAAGAAGCAAGTTTAGAACTGCCTGCGGCGTGGTGGCCGGCATCGGTTTCTTTATCATGCTGGTAGCGGCCGGGGGCAGCGATACCGGCACCCTCGACCGTCCGGAATCGTTTTGCTTGGCGGCCTTGGGGCTCGGGCTATTTGCCGCCGGATGCTATTTGGGAGGGTATATCGAATGAGCAAGGATAAGGACCCACGCCGGCAGCTGATGGGGAAAATCAGCAAGGCCAAGGGCAAGCACTTCGAGGAGCGCCTGGACGCCTCCTTCGCCTACTACCGCGACTGCGGGTACGCCATCATCGAAAAGACCCCGGAGCCCATGCGCCCGACCAAAAATCTGGGCAACGGCAAGTTCATCGCTTTCTTTGAGAAGAAGGCCCAGCCCGACTACAAGGGAACCATCAAGGGCGGCCGCACCGTCATGTTCGAGGCGAAATTCACGGCGAAGGACCGGATGGAGCAGGATCGCGTGGAACGGACCCAGAGCGAATATCTTGACCGGCACGAACGCTTGGGGGCAAGATGCTATGTTTTGGCTGGCTTCGGCTCCGGTGAGGTCTACCGCATCCCCTGGCCCACATGGAGGGCCATGAAAGAGCTTTTCGGCCGCAAGTATGTCACCGAGGCCGACTTGGAGCGATACCGAGTGCATACGGCGTGGAACGCCACGCTGCAGCTGCTCGACTGAACGAAAGGAGATTACCATGAGCGAGATTTCCATGTATGAAGCCCAAAAGAAGAAGCTGCAGGGCCTTTGCGACGAGCACGACCTTGTTTACCGCTTCATCAAAGACCGCTACCCAATCACCCTCACCATCAAGCCTGTGCAGGGCGTTGAAGCCCAGATGTCTATGCTGGAGGACGTGGAGGAGGTCGGCTATCGGAGCCCGGATGCCTCCATGACCTGGATCTTCGAGGACGGGGTGCTGGAGACGAAGGTCACCGGCGGCACCTTCACCATCAGCAAGACCCTCCGGGGGAAAATCGAGAACGTCCTGGTGAAGATGATTGCCTACTGGCAGCAGTACTTCTTCCGGGATGTGATGGAGAAGAACGCCCTGCGCCCCGGCGTAATGCCCGTCATCGACGAGGACGAGGCCGACGACAGCGAGGCCCCGCCCGCGCCGGAGGGCGCCGAGCCCCTGGAGGAATACGAGGACGACGGCGAGATCCCCGGAGACGAGGAGCTCGACGAGGATGCCCCGGACATCCAGGAGGCTACCCGTATCGTCCGGGGTGAGAACAAGGCTTCCACGGCCCTCTTGCAACGACGCATGAATATCGGCTATGCCAAGGCTGCCCGCCTCCTGGATGCCTTGGAGCGTCTGGGCGTGGTCGGCCCCTACAACGGCTCCGACCCGCGAGAGGTGCTCCCCAGTGACCTCCCCGATGACGATGACGGCGAGGAGGGCGAGAGCGATGATGAGGCGTGAGGACTACAAGGCCGTAAAACACATGGATAAGACCCAGATGGAGAAATATCTTCAGACAGTCTACCAGCGCGGCTTCGATGCGGGCGTCAAGTCTGTCATCGCCAAGACCAAGGCTGCCATCCAGGCGAAGGCCGCCGACGGCGCGCCGGAAGCGGAGGGATAAGCCATGGGAAAGGCCATCCGTCTCCGTGGTGAGTGCCAAAAGAATATCGTCAAGTTGCTGGACGGCTTGTGCGGCCGCTACTCCAGGTGGGAAGTGTGGCAGGACTTCATCATCATGTCCGCCATCAGCATCGCGAACGTCCTGGGCGGCCCTCACCGGGAGGCCCGTGAGCGCGAGTACATGGAGCACGCTTCCCGGTACTCCCGGAAGGAGCTGGAGGTATTCGCACAGATGCTGGCGGAGGTGGCTATGAAAATGGAGCGAGAGCCCGATCAAGACCTCCTCGGGGAGCTGTTTATGGCCCTCGGCCTCAGCAACGAGTGGAAGGGGCAGTTCTTCACCCCGTACTCCGTGTGCCGGGCGATGTCCGGCATGACCTACGGCGACGATCTCAAGGCGCGTATCGAACAAAGGGGATGGGTGGCCGTTAACGACCCGGCCTGCGGAGCAGGGGCCCTGCTGATTGCCTTTGCCAACGAGTGCCGCCGTCCTGGCCACGACATCAACTTCCAGACGTCGGTGCTGTTCGTGGCCCAGGACATCGACTTCCTGGCCGGGATGATGTGCTATATCCAGCTGAGCCTCATGGGCTGCCCTGGGTATGTGGTCATAGACGACAGCATCTCCCGCCCCATAACAGGGATTGACCCTCATGGGCTCATTCCTCGCGACGGTCCAAACGTCTGGTACACGCCTATGTACTTCCGGGACGTTTGGCACTGGCGCCGGCTGTGGGTGCAGATGGATCGCGTACTGTTCACGGCGGCTCCGAAAGGCCAGGCGGAAACGCCGGCCCCGGAGCCGCTTGGCACAGTAGGGCCAGAACTGAATGAAGGCAAAGGCGGTCAACTCACTCTGTTTTGAAGGGAGGGGAGGGAAATCAATAAACGGTTGACCCAGGAGCAGGTTGCATATATCCGTGAACATTATTTGGAGTTCAGCGACACAGAGCTTGCAAAAAAATTCAAAGTTCACGAAACCCAAGTAGCCAATGCCCGACACCGGATGAAACTTTGCAGAGAACGCGGACAAAGGGCGAAGGGACCAAATTGGAATGCTGCCGAAGAAGAATATCTTTCCGAAAACTGGGGACGGGTTACGATCTCCACAATAGCTAAGCGGCTAAACCGAACGGAAACGGCTGTCACCATCCGAGCCCGCAAATTAGGCCTTGGCGCGTTTCTGGACAGCGGCGACTATGTGACACTCAATCAGCTTGTCATCGCAGTCACAGGGTCGAAGAAATCGTACTCATACAAAATTAAGAGCTGGGTTGAGAAGCGAGGGCTTCCAGTTCACATGAAAAAGGCCCTGGCCCATACATGGCGCGTGGTCTATCTGGATGAATTCTGGGTGTGGGCCGAGAAAAACCGCGCCTTTCTGGACTTCTCCAAGATGGAGCCGCTGGCCTTGGGGGTGGAGCCGGAATGGGTGGCCGAGCAGCGTCGGAAAGATTTTCAGGCCTTCGCTGTTCAGCGCAAGGACCCGTGGACGCCAGAAGAGGACAGTCGGCTGAAGGCTCTTTTGGAGCAGCAGCGTTATGGGTACGCCGAGCTGTCAGAAGTGCTCCATAGGTCGGCTGGGGCTATCCAGCGCAGGTGTACCGACCTCGGCCTGAAGAAC